CCAGCTTGGCGCAACCCTTATGTGTATCGATCTCCCACCAAGGATCGCGATGTTGCGCTGTTGTTGGAAATGCTACGAGTGCAGCGTCGCTCAAGGACCTCCTGGCAACTTGTGCAGCGCTATGGTTTGCAGATCGATGAAGAGATTGTTTCGCTGATTGATGATACTCCTGAGCAAGCTTTCTTGCAGGAGATTGCTGCAGACTTCACTGACTTCGTTGGAAAAGTGTTTAAGGATTTCGATGAAGAAGTCCATGTCGATGACTTGGAATATAACCCTACTTGGCAGACTTATGGTGCGGTTGACTATGGATACACAAATCCAAACGTTTGGTTGCTCATCCAGGTCGGCCCTTGGGGTGAAATACATGTGCTCGATGAATATTACAAAGAGGGCGAAACAGCCGTAGAATTTGCAGAAAATGTGAAGGCCGCTGGATTATGCCCTGGATCTCTCATTCGCTTCTACCCTGATCCTGCAGATCCTGGAAATAGTAAGATTCTTGAGAAGCGGTTTCAGAAGCCTTCAGGCGGAGGTACTGGTGGCGAGAAGCGTTATCGCATTGACGCCATTCGCGATGCGCTTAAGTTGCGCCCGAAGCATCTGCCGGATGACCATCCTGAGAAGCAGCCGCAGTTAAAATTCAACAGGCGCTGCAAGAATGCAATTCGTGAAATGCAAGCCTATCGATACCCAGACAAAAAAGAAGAGACTAGTACCAAGTCTCAGGAAGAGCCCATGAAGAAGGACGACCATGTGCCAGAGGCGCTGGGAAGGTTTTTCGCAGGGTTCATAAACACTCCGCAGCGGAATGCTGCTCGTAGACGAAGCAGGAAGGCAAAGGTCAGCGCATGACTTACGAGAGCATTCGGCCATTTTTTGCCGGTGATGACGCAAACCTTTCTGCTAGTACTGACGACCAGGATCGCGTAAAGGCATATAATGCCTATGAGGGCATTTATGATAACAATCCAGAGACATTCAAGCTTGTGCGTCGTGGCGAGGACGACAGGCCAATGTACATTCCCAGCGCCAAGAAAATTGTGGAGGCTACAAACAGATTCTTGGCTGTGGGATGGGATTATGTTGTAAAAGGTGGCAACGCAACTGTAGTGCAAGACTTCCTGCGCAAGCTGTTCCAGCGCGAACGAATGTACACAAAGTTTGCATATCAGCGGAGATATGGCCTCATTCGGGGTGATGCGGTGTGGCACATTATCGCTGATGTGAATAAGCCAGAAGGCCAGCGTTTAACGATTCAAGAAGTTAAACCGCATAATATGTTTCCTATTATGAATGATGACAACCCCGATCAAGTTGATGGGATACACCTTTGCAATCTCGTCAAGGACTTCCGCGACAAGACCAAGAAATTGGCGCGTCGCCAGACTTACCGCAAAATAAGAAATGATGCGGGGGTAGTCACGGGGATTGAATCTTCATTGGGACTTTATGAAGTTGGTAAGTGGGATGACAGATATTTGGAGCCAAGCGAGATTTCTCTCATTCGCCAGCTGATTCAACCCTTTGTAATTCCCAACGTAATGGCCCTGCCAGTATACCACATTCCCAATGGATATAACGGTCCTGCTGCATTCGGCAACTCGCAGATCAAGGGCATTGAAAGCGTAATCGCTGGAGTCAACCAAAGTCTTTCTGACGAGCATTTGACTCTTGTGATGCAGGGTTTGGGTGTCTATGCAACTACTGCCGGACCGGCCGTTGACGGCACAGGCAATGAGGTTGCAGAATATGAAATTGGTCCCGCTCGGGTGCTTGAACTTCCTGCTGATGGGAAGTTCGAACGTGTCAGTGGTGTCAGCTCTGTTGCTCCGATGATTGACCATATGAACTTCGCATTACAGGAAGCACAGCTCGGCGCGGGCATCCCTGATATCGCTGCTGGGCGTGTAGATGTAGCTATTGCAGAAAGTGGTATTTCACTCAAGTTGCAGCTCGCTCCAATCCTTGCGCAGAACAGGGAGAAGGAGGCTGATATGCTTGGGACCTACGACCAGATGATTTGGGACATCTGCAATTATTGGCTGCCACAATTTGAACAGTTTACTGAATCTGTAGAATCTGAAGTTACCTTCAAGGTTGATGATCCAATGCCTTTGAATCGCGAGGCAGAGGTTGATGAAATTCTTAAGCTTGCAGTGCCTCCAGCCCCTGGTATTCCGGCGTTTATTACTTTGGAAATGGCCATTGAACGCTTGAAGCGTGTGGGCTATGAATATCCTCCAGGCGCTTTGCAGAAGCTCATAGAGGATGCCGAAAAGGCGCAGCAGCTTACGGCCGCCGATGAGATGGCAAGACGTATGCAGGCTGAGTTGGATGCTCGCGAGGGAAATAATGCAGATCCCGGCGAGGAGTAGAATAAGATATGGCCAATTCTCGGGTTTATGCCAGAGATACCCTTGGAAGATTCTCCAGGGCTGTTAAGGGTAGACGTGCTACTAGATCGCTGGGCAAGCGAGGCAAGCGCGGCGGCCGTCAGCGCAATGCTTTAGCTGCTGGAGGAACTATCAGTGGCGTGCCGGCTAGCAAGGCCGCTGTACGCGCTAAGGCTTCTGCTGCTGAAGAATCTTTTGATGGAACGAAGCTACGGAAATGAAAGAGCAGCTAATAATAATTATCATTTATTTGGTAATTGTTGTCGGCACGCTAATTACTTTTCTCGCATTGTATCCGACGTGGAGATGATATGTTTGATGAATCAGATGTCAAGAAGGTGGTGAAACTTAAGTTGGCTAGAGGCAAGCCTAGCAAGGGCACCAAGAAGGATATGCGTTTGAAGAAGAACCGCAAGCGCAAGAAGAGGTGAGAAATGGCTGTCTCGCGGATGCCAAAGCAATTGCGACAAAGTTATTTGCGTGGCAAGGTTGCGGCGAGAATTCGTTGGGGCACTGGCGGAGATTATGGGCGTTGCACTAAGCAAGCTACGAAACATGGTATGACTCCAGGGCAAGCCCATGGAGTTTGTCAAACTTTGCATAAAGCTGCAACTGGGATGTATACAGGAGACAAGCGCCACAGAAAAGGTAGAAACTCTACTGCTGGCGCTAGGATTAGGCGAAAGCTGGGACGCTAATGGCCATGGAGGTTGGCGTACTTGTTTGCGAATATCGACGTGTGGATGGTACGCCAGCCACCGGAAAGATAATTGTACAGCCAGTAAATAACTATGATGATGGGTCAATTGTCGTAGTTCCCTCGGCTGTATCTTATGACATTGAGCCGGATGGAAGTTTCGCTGCTTCTGTTTACGTGGACAATGTGGATATTACGCCTGATTTGTATCTGAAGATCACAGAGAAGATTGACGGCGTATTGAATCCAAAGCCATACATAATCAAGCCTGAAGGACAGGAGACAAATCTTGCTACCGCTGTTCGCTATACTCTTGGACCTTTGCTACCGAGCGGCGATGGAACTCAAGGACCACCCGGAGAAGCTGCAACAATCACAGTCGGAAGTACCACGACCGGAGCAGCCGGAACAAATGCTTCTGTGGTAAATGCCGGCACAACATCTCAGGCTGTTTTGAATTTCACTATCCCGCGCGGTGCGCAGGGAGTGCAAGGCGTGCAGGGGAATCCTGGCGTAGATGGCGAAGATGGAGCTGATGGTCAAGACACAAATTACCTTTGGGTAAATGTTGTCACCGGGAATGAAGCTAGACCTGCTGTGGATAATGTTCTCTGGATTGGAGGGTCCACAGAGCCGATTAATATCGCAATTGGCGATGTATGGCTTAAGGAAGCTGCGCCCTGATGGCAGTCATTCTTAATGGAACCAATCAGGGCGTAAATTGCGGATTGAGCGAAATGCTTCTTTCGCAAGCCGGATCTGTATTTGTATATTTCGAGGTAGTTTCAACTCAGAATTCTGATAGTGATTATGTGTGTATGGGAATGGGAGATGGAACAAGAGCTGTAGAAATCGTTGGGCTAGCCTCTGGAGTAACCTTCCAGGCGATGTCTATCAGCGGCAGTATTATCAGCGTGCAAATCACTGGCTCTATTAAAAATGGCGCACTTCGCCGAGTTTTTGTTGGGTGGAGTCAACAAACAGATCGGAGATTTGCATACGTTGATGGATCGCAGACGAGCCAATCTATTTTCGGTGGTTTCCCTGACCCCGACAATCTATCTCTTGGGATGACTACGCTGGGATATCGTCCTTGGACGGGAAATAATCGATATCTCGCAGGGCAGCTTTCAAATATAGCAATTTGGACGGGCAATACATTCGGAACAGAGGTTGCAGAGAATGCTGCGGCTTTGGCGTTGACGACAAATGCTGCGATTCCGCTAGAATATTCCCCCGATGCATTTTGGCCGCTGGACTATGATGCAAGGGACATGGGGCCAAACGGACTTCACGGTACCCTTGTCGGAGCCCCCGCATTCACTGAAGAGCCACCTGATCCTGCGTTTGAAAGTCGTTGGGTCAGAGGT